GATAGTATCAAGACTATGATCATCCCACTCGACACGAAGATTTGGAGTAAAGTCATCTTTGTATTCCTCTAATAGTTTACGTAATGGTTCAAGGCTATTCTCTGCACCATTCACAAAGTCAAAGCCAAGGTTAGCTACAAGGTCACCGACATGCTGTTGGAATAGCTGAGACAATGTGTCCTCTGCTATCTCACCTTTGATAGGATCAGCTATCTCGATACGCTTGAAGAGATCTTCATATGCTGTTCTTGTAGCGGTGGTCATACTTGCGTTGATACGGTTGAACACAGCATGTAAGTCAGACACAGACAGGTCACCATCATATGTCTCCATAGCTGTATCCAACGCTTGCTTTATCTTACGTACATCCTTACTGAAGATACGTTCAGGGCAACGCACACCCTTGTGATCATCATAAAACTCTCTACTGAGTAACGTCTTTACTAGTGCTAGTTCCATCATCTCTGTTCATCTCCTCTCGTTCCATTGCTCTTCTTCGTTCCTCGTCATCGAATGACCTGATTACAGGCACAGTCTTATTGTTGTCATCAAGATCAACTATTATACCAGTGTTCCACTTAGCACGTTCCTCTTCTGCATCCTTTAAGTTATAAAATACCTTTGGCTTTGGAAAGTTTGGAAACACTTTACCCTCTGGTACATACATGATGTCACCGTCAACGTCAATCACTACTGCTAGTCGCATTACATAACTCCTTTAACTTATCTATATCTTCATCCATCTTATACTTTATATCATCTAACAAATTCATAGCGGTAGTCTTGTTACCTGTCCACAACTCTATCTCTCTGCGATACTCTACTGTCTTTCCAATAGCATCAGGATCAAGGGCTATGATAATTCTGTTGTACTCTCCTATCTTCTGCATGTGTTTAGGACTCAAGCTTGTGCCTAAGATAGCCATAGCTGTGATGTATGGTAACTCTTGTGTAGCTATGATAGCTGACAGTACATCCTCAACTATGAGTAATGTCTTACCATTACCAACAGTGTAGTAGTCAGCCTCACCTGTGTAACGATACCACTTAGGGTGATTGATCCCTACTGCTCTGCCTATAGCATCAATGATTCTACCCTTGTGCTTGATAGGAAAGACAACACGTTCATCCTTCACATCATACAGAGTATCAGCTATTGCTATTCCCCAACGTCTAATGAAGCGTTGGTACTTAGTGTGGTTTGCCTTGGGTGTCACCACGTATTCAGGTATCTCCATAGTCTCCTTCTCTTTCTTTATGTTTGTGTATGCACGTTGTGTTTGTTGATCTTTCATGCGTTGGTATATCTCTGCTGCTGTCATGTCCGTAACATATATGCCACGTATTGTACAGCCTAGTTTAAAACAGTTGTACTGTATGTCACCTAGTGTATTGGTAGCAGTAAATGTATTCTTACCTCTGCATTGAGGGCAGTCACCTCTATATCTCTCACCCTCTTTCAAGCCTAGATCATCAATGAAGTCACGCATCCTCATCTTGCTTACCTCTTGCTGCTAGTGCTTTGCTTGCACCACTGTATGTGTTCACCATGTATGGCTTGACTGATGCTGTATTCTGGTGGCCTGTCACCTGCATAATACCTGCAAGATCGACACCACCCTCCATCATTTCTGTGACCGCTGTCCTACGTAGATCCATAGCCGTAAGCTCTTTAGGTAGATTAGCTTCTTCCAGGATCTTATTGATATATAACGAGATTTCTTCTTTGTCATAAGGTGTATATGCTCCTGCTCTAGGCTTGACTCTTGGTACTACGTACTCTTGAAAGCCAAACTCTTCCTTCTGTTGACGCAGCATTGAACACAAACCCTGAGAGATAGGGAGGTGTACCTCTGCATTACGTTTGCTTTGTGTCATATCTATTCGGCATTCGTTTAAGTCTAAACTATCCCATGTAAGTAGACGTATGTCACCTACACGTTGACCCCAGTCGTATGCCATATGCACAATCAGTCCAATACTGCGCCATCGAAAGTCGCTGTAAGCTGTGTCAAGAAAGATTGACACTTGTTCACGGCTCCAATGTACTCGCCTTGGTTTTTCAGTGACGGTCTGAACCAAAGCTATTGGATTGTGAATGAACACATCATGTCGCATGGCATGTTTCCACGCAGCAGAAAGGACACTGCGTCTGTAGTTGGCAGTGCGAGTACCAACTGTTAGCCATTGCTCGTATGCTTGTGTTATGTGTCGAACCTTCAGGTTCTTACAGCGATATGCCCGAAGCATCTTGCCCTCTACCTCAGTGATGAGTGTAGCTGACAAGTGATTATCGTAGTCTTTTTGTGAGGAGGAGGACAACCTACGATAAACATCTGAGTTACGATAGAAGTTTATTACTTCCTCTAGCGTACAGTTATGCTTCGGGATATTCATTACCATTTCCTCCTTACCTTCCAGTATGCCCATGCTCTACTACAGTGACCATCGCCAAGCAATGTGTCTAATAGTCGCACGACATTAGTCTTTCCGTTTCGTTTCCATTCCCAGTTTCTTGCGGAGAATGTCTGATTGAGTCTGCCACCAAGAACTACGTTTAGTACTACGCTTAGTGCTATCAGTATCCTTACGAGGTAGGTTACCCACCCAATGTGTAGCATCATCGAAAGGCGTGTTCGGATTCTTTCCATCTTCACTTTCCATTTAAATGTGCTATCCATAATAAGACAAAGCCTATTGTCCATGCTATTGCAATCACCATAGGGAATGCTGCTGCTAGAAGTTCGGCACCCATAGTACACCCTCCTGTTTGTCTTGTTCATATAGTTTCTGTTCTTGCTCAAGTAGTCTAGCTTCATCATCGTTGCCATCCCACCAAGCATCGTCTGCTCTACGCTTGCAGTCGTTGATCACCCTGTCTATGGGTGTGACTTTGTAGCGCCATCCATCAGGACTAACTCGCATGTTCTCTCCTCCGTATCTCTACAGTTAAGTTAGGGAATACCTTTTTGTAACGCTCTTCATAGCGTTGGGCATCCATCTTGTGTTTGAATGAGTGGTATCCAAACCACTTACCCTTCTGTCCAAACCATACTTCATATGACATTAGCATTTTCCTTTCTTCACTTTGTCACTTCCAATGTAATAAGTTTTATCAGATCCCCAACATACGTCAAGGGGTTTTATCTTTCCATTTGGCAAAGCCATTCCTGGATATCTGTAGTGTGGGTTCTCTTTCAAGAACTGTCGTAGTTCTTCCACCTCTAGTTTGCGTTGAGCATGTCGTAGCTCTTGTACACATGCGGCTCTGCCTGTCCAGTGTTCATGCTTCTCCATGCAATACTTATGGAACTGATTAGGTTCCTCAATGACTGACAGTAACAGCTCTATCATCTTCCCATCCTTTCTTCCAGAAACTTATATATGGTTTATTGTTTGTAGCTTGGCTTACCTCTACATATATCGTGTAATCTTTTACACTTACATAGCACGAATGCTCACTAGATAATGACACCTCTATGTTTAACTTCTCACTCTTCATCAGTCTTCTCCTTCCTCGACATCTCTAATGCTTTGGCTAGATGTTCCTTCGCATCTTCATACTGTCCTCTACACATGCAGTCGTAACTCCACCTGAACCACGACATTGCACTGGTGGTAGGCTCACCAGTTCTTACCTCTTCCAAGGTAGGACTACTTGCTAGACTGCCCACCTGATTGAGGTTGAGAAACCCTAACAGGTTAGGCTTGTCAGTTGGTACATCAACAGTAGTGTAGTCCTTGCCGCAATACTTACGTGCGTCAGCTTGTGTACCTGCCCATACACCGTTAGAGTTTTTGTATAGTTTCATAAGTCTTCCTCTCTTGTTCAGTTATGCATTGCAACTCAGTCAGTCTGGCATTGAAGCCGCCCCTTGCAATAACTTCTACAGCTAAGTGATCTACGTTGTCAATGTTACTTATGTATGCAATGCAATCATCCTCTGTATCGAAGGGTCTGTCGTCTATTGTGAACGCACTACCTTGTGTCAGTGCTATGAATATCAGCCACTTCATAATGCCACTCCTCTCCTACTTTGTCACGCCACTTACCTTTTGTGGGATGTATTTGTTTAGGCCAAGAATCCTGGTTTCTACCTGCGTGTACCATTTCTTTAGCCCACGAGTAAGAGATACGATAGTACCTTGACGCTTGTGCTACGCTGTCAAAGTCCTTGCCGAATAGTCTGCATCGTATCTGTTTCTGTTTGATAGTTGGTTCCCAC